AATTTAAAAAGTATGTTGAGAGAGCATTTTTTGCCAGTCATTGTGAGCTAAGAGATGGCCTTCCCTATGTGAGCAGATCGGCGATTCTTGAACTGTTAACCAAGGATAAAATTGGAAGTGAGCGAACCATTGAGAACTGGATGTGCCCTGGAAGGAAGGGATCAATGATAAATGTTCTCATCGAAAATGAAGATATTACACCTTTTGAGCAGGGTTATAAAGTCACCGGAGTGGAGCTTTCAACCCTATTACTATTATTAATGTAGGGTTGAATATGGGTAAAAAAGGGCTAAAAACCCCCTCAAAACGTGTTTAGGGGGCGTGTTAAAAAATAAGGCTGTTAAGTGGCCTATTTTTAGGAAAACCCCCTTGTACCCCCTCATGGAATTAAACTCTGGAGGCACTATAAATACTGGAAACCCCCTCACCCCCTCTTTAAAGAAACGCGCACAGGGGGTCAAAATTGACAAAGACAGTCAACAACCCCCCCCCTACTCTCTCCTACTTAAGTAGGAGAGATAGGAAGGGGGTTTGATTGTGGGGCTTTTGTAGAGGCTTATCAATGTTTAATTAAAATAATACTTTACTTTTATTTTTACTGTAGTATACTAGAACCGTACCAAGAAAAAACCAACTAACAACAACCGAGGAAACAGAATGAAAAATGTAATCAAAGCAGCCATCGTAATCGCAATGATCTCATCAGCACCAGCAGCACAATCCGGTGATTATGAGAACGATTATTATCAACGCCAAATGTTAAGAGCTGTACGACAAGGAAATGCAGACAGAAGAAGGGAAGCAATAAATCGGAGGTCGGCCCAAATCTCTCGAGACAACAAAGCTGCCGATAGAGAAAGAAACCGCCGACAGGGATTGGGATTTCAAAATCAAAGGTATTATAATCCGAATCGTTATACATGGTGATCAAAAGCGACAAATAATAATTAAAATAATTTTGAGGATATAAAAATGAAAACAAATGTTAGCAAAAATGATTTTGTAGATAGCGAACCGTTAGACTGTTTCAGTTACGAGGCCAGAATCGCGCTGTGGGAGTATTTTGAAGAGTATGAGTATGGTACAGGCTATGAACTGGATTTCGACCCTGTAGCGATACGAGGTGAGTTTGTAGAATATTCAAGTATTGAAGACTTTTGGGAAGATTATAGCAGAGATGAATATACCACCTTACAGGCCCTAATGGATTACACCACGGTTATTGAAGTTAATGATAGTTGTTTCTTAATTGAGGCATTCTAAAGATGAGAATTAAACACGACTATGTACACTTACCTACCTATTCTGAGCGTTTTAAGCTATCTACAAGGCTTTTTCAGCGTCTAGCTAAAGTTCGGCAAGGGATTTTTATTTTCGTGGCTATAACGCTAATTTTGGCTGGCGAGTCAATTGCTGATGTATTGGCTGACTGGATATTAATATAATGTTTACAGAAATACCAGCTTCTCCTCGAAGCATTGCACAGAGAAAGCCTGTTTACGGCATTGGTACTAATGATGCTGATTACCTTACCAAGATAGAAAGAAATGGTAAGCGATACATGTGCCCTTTCTATACCAAATGGAAAGGCATGCTTGAACGCGGGTATTGCCCTAAGCTCCATAAACAACAACCCACTTATGCTGATTGCTCTGTTGCAGAAGAGTGGCATTTATTTAGCACCTTTAAAGACTGGATGCGGTCTCAAAACGGTCTTGGTCTTGAGCTGGATAAGGATATTCTGTTAATTGGTAATAGAATTTACTCACCTGAGACCTGTTGCTTTGTTACTCGACAAATAAACGGCCTTCTTAATGATCATGCCGCTGCGCGGGGTGAGTCCCCCCCAGGCGTTTGCTGGGATAAGAAGGCAAGTAAGTACCGGGCTCAGATAAGAATTCACGGTAAAAAAACGTTTATAGGACTCTTCACTACCGTTGAAGCGGCTGAGCAGGCATACAATGCAGCTAAAAAAGCATATATCATCGCGTGTGCTCAAGATCAACTACCGCACATAAAAGCGGGTTTATTAAGACATGCTGAGAGGTACACATGAAATATCCTATTCAATTTGAAACGCTTGGGGAGAAGCTTCTCTATTTCGTATCTGAATCTGAACCAAAAAGAAGAGAAGAAATAGAAATTCAAAAATATAAGCTTACGAGTCTTAAACAAGAAACATGGAACAGTATTAGTAAGGGTCTTATTGCTGACATCGGAGGGTATTTGTACCTTAGCGAGCATGGAAGAGCAAAACTGGAAGCGATAAAAAATAAAGATATGACTAAATTCAGTCAAAAACGTGTGCTTTCTGCTTTCAGGCTGCACGATAACTTTACTATTAGAGATGTTCTCTACCAGCTACATGTAGAAGAAACCCCGGTTAGGATGAACACTGTCAGGACCAGACTACGTGCGCTGATAGGTCTGGGGAAAATAGTGCGTGTGGGCGTTGGTGAGAAGAAGCAAATCTTGTATGCCAAGGCGACTACCGATAAGGGGCGAGAAAGGCAAGACTCTGCCGGTGTACAATTGAGAATCAGGAAAGAGGCACAAACTAAACAACGTTTAATTATTAGAGATTTTCAGATCGCATTGCCTGGTACACTCACAGCAGAAAGAGGCGGGTGCGGAGAAATAGTAATGAGGAGAAAAATTTATGGATAATCGAGATATGGTATTGACCACTATTTTTGTATTGTTAATGCTATTAATATTCGTCCCTCATGATTCTAGAGCATCAGAATCTGGCAGCAAGGATTTGAGCCGCCAAAATATCATTGACAGAAAATAAAAGTGGTGATAATATCAAAGGTAATTAACTTCTCCTCGATGTTGATTTAGTGACCCCTCTGGCCGAACCAAGTTTTAAAGCTTGTGTCTCGGCCTTTTTTTTGATATAAATAAACTATGAATACAAAATTAGAGATAATTTACAAGTCAGAGACTGACATCACGCCATATATCAATAACACCAGGACTCACAGCCCTGAGCAAATAGAGCAGATAAAAAGCAGTATTAATGAGTTCGGCATGTGTTCTGCTATCGGAATTCACAATGGCTCCATAGTCTATGGACATGCACGATTCATCGCCCTCAAACAACTTGGTTATACCGAGTTCCCCACGCTAGACCTGTCACACCTCTCCGATGCCCAACGAAAAGCCTATATCATTGCTGATAATAACCTGGCGATAAATGCTGGCTGGGATAATGAGCTATTGAAAATTGAACTGGGTGGATTGGAGGACCTTGAATTTGATGTAAGATTGCTCGGATTTGATGATGGGTTTATGAGCGGTCTAAACTTAGAGGTAGAACATGGTACTACTAATGCAATGGATGAATGGACAGGAATGCCAGAGTTTACACAAGATGATAAAACATCCTTCAGGCATTTAACCGTTCATTTTGCGAATAATGATGATGCTAATGAATTCTTTAGCATTATTGGTCAAAGTAATACAGACAAAACAAGATCAATTTGGTTTCCAGAAGCAGAGATAGAAACGACAGCAGATAAAGAATATTCATAATGAATCAGTTCCCAATATACATTCCCAGTAAAGGAAGAAGTGAGTATATGGTGACAAGTAAAGCACTGACCAGAATGGGAGTGGATCATTATGTTGTTGTAGAACCTGTAGAACGCCCAAAGTATCTAGCAGCAATAAAGAACATGAAGCTGAAAGCGAGTATTGTTGATCTTAATTATTCGTTTAAAGAGGATTATGAGCTTTGCGATGATCTGGGGCTAGAGAAAAGCACTGGGCCTGGACCTGCTAGGAATTGTGCGTGGGATCACTCCAAAAGAAATGGTTTTTCACATCACTGGGTGATGGATGATAATATAGCAGGATTTAATCGGCTGAATAAAAACCTTAAAGTGCCTTGCAGAACTTCAGAATTGTTTACTGCAATGGAGGATTTTATATTACGTTATAAAAACATCGCGATGTCTGGGCCAAACTATTTCTTTTTTTCACCCAGAAAAGTAAAGCAAGAGCCATTTGTAACAAATACACGCATATACTCATGCAATTTAATCCGTAACGATTTGCCATTCAGATGGAGAGGCCGATACAATGAAGATACTATACTCTCACTAGATATGCTAAAAGCAGGATGGTGTACGGTTCAGTTCAATGCATTCTTACAAGATAAAATGCAGACCCAAAAATTAAAGGGTGGTAATACATCTGAATTTTATCATGCAGAGGGAGTAGTTGAAGAAGGAAAGAAATATTCAGACACTGGCACAATAGCTAAGTCAATGATGCAAGTAAAGGTTCATCCGGATGTTTCTAAAATAGTCCATAAATTTGGTCGTGTCCATCACCATGTTGATTACAGTTCCTTTAAAAATAACAAATTAATCAAATACGATAATGCAGTGATAAGGGATGGTATTTATAATTATGGGATGGAGTTGAAAAAGAAAAATGGTTAAAAAATACACTAAAAGAAAGGAGGGCGCGATATGACCAAAGCAGTAGGAAGGCCACTGATTAAGATAGATTGGGAGCTGGTGGATAGAATGTGTGGTATCCATTGTACCGGTGAAGAACAAGCAGGGATGTTGTCGATTGATTATGATACTTTGGATCGTGCTTGTCAGCGTGAAAAGGGTGTAAATTTTGCGGAGTATTTCAAGCAAAAGAGTGCTAATGGTAAGATGTCATTGAGGCGCAGGCAGTACACAGCAGCGATGGAAGGGCAACCGACCATGATGGTGTGGCTAGGTAAACAGTGGCTAGGTCAGACAGATAAGATAGAGTCTGATTTGAATGTTTCAGGTGGACTCAAAATTAGCTGGGACGAATGACCCCTGTTAAAATACCCTTTAAACCAAGACATCAACAGAAAGATTTATATGTCACATCAAAGCGTTTCAATGTCAACGTATGCCATAGACGCTTTGGCAAGACAGTTTATGAGATCAACAAACTAATCAGAATGGCTCTGACTTGCGAGCTTCATAACCCACGTTATGCTTATATTGCTCCTTTTTATCGTCAGGCAAAGAATGTCGCATGGGATTATCTAAAGCACTTTACTAGGCCTATCCCTGGTACGGTATGGAATGAGTCTGAGTTAAGAGCAGACTTACCTAATGGAGCAAGGATTACATTATATGGCGGAGAACCTGACAATTTACGTGGTCTATATCTTGATGGTGTTGTTCTTGATGAGTATGCACAGATAAACCCTAGGATGTGGGCTGAGGTCATACGACCCGCACTGTCTGACCGTAAAGGATGGGCTGACTTCATCGGTACGCCACAAGGGCATAACAACTTTTACGATCTTTATCAGCACGCACTAAGCGATGAAGACTGGACAGCCAGGACATTCAAAGCAAGTGAAACAGGCATTGTAGATAGCGAAGAGCTGGAAGCTGCTGCAAAGGATATGACGCCAGAGCAGTACGATCAAGAATTTGAATGTAGTTGGTCGGCAGCTATACGCGGAGCATATTACGGCAAGCTGATGACTGAGATGGAAGATGACGGTCGAATCTGTGCTGTTCCTTATGATCCTACGATGCGAGTAATAACCTCATGGGATTTGGGTATTAGTGACGCCACGGTGATTTGGTTCTGGCAAGTTAGTCGCACAGAAATAAGAGCGATCAATTGCTTGTCATTTCAAGGGGCTGGATTGCCTGAGATTATTAAGATTGTGAACTCAATGCCCTATGATTATGTGCAGCACATCGCGCCACATGACATCGCAGTCAGAGAGTTGGGCAGTGGTAACAGCCGGATAGATATAGCACGCGATCTGGGTATCAAGTTCGAAGTTGCGAAGAAGACATTTGTGGCTGATGGAATCAATGCCGTTAGGATGATACTCCCGAAAGTCTGGATTGATGCTGAGAAATGTAAGACGGGTATCGAGGCGTTAAGACTTTACAGGACAGAATTTGACGATAAGAAGATGGTGTTTAAAGACAATCCATTGCACGATTGGACGAGTGATTTTTGTGATTCAGTTCGTTATTTCGCAGTGACTCGGCACAAGACTGAGGTGTTCTCAGGCGATAATTGGAATGAATCAATCAACAGGTAGCAGATTATGATGAACAAGAAAGAAGCAGCAGTACAGCAGCTAATCGAAGAAGAAGAGATGGCTAGCAATGATGTTGCTCCTATGAGCGATGATGAGTTGGTTTCTGCCTGCACGCAAGAGATTGCCCAAGGAATAGGAAGCGATAACGCATCAAATAACGCGGAAGTATCTTTGCCGTTGAGCTACTACAATGCTCGATTACCAGGCATGAGCGCAAGGAAAGCAAGAGACAAAGACAGTAGTGCTTATGTCAGTGATGATTTAAGAGCAGCAGTCGAAGCAACAATGGCGGAGATTATGCCGTTGTTCACGACTAATAATCTGGGGGTATTTGATCCAGACGGTGAGGATGATATTGAACGTGCAGAAGTAGAAACAGCACTCACAAACTATTTGCTCTTTAATGAGTACAACGGCTATTTGATACTGCAAGAACTAGTTAAAGATGTGTTGCTTAACCGAAATTGTACTGCCAAGGTCTATTGGGATGAGCGGGCACAAGTTACATACGAAACGCTCGATAATGTACCAGGTCTGGCGATTCAGCAGGTACTTCAACCGCAACAAGATAACGAACGCGTTGAGATTGTTGAGCAGTACGTTGATGGAGAAGAGCAAACCCCCATACAGCCTATCATGGATCCAATGACTGGGTTACCAGCCGGCATCAGCGGTGGCGAAGTAATAGAGACTTTCAGTCTTAAGATTAAGCGAACCACACTGGTCGGCAAGCCTGTGATTGAAAGTGTAGCACCGGAAAATATTATCGTTTGTGGGGATCACACCAGCCCAATTCTTTTTGATGCTAGATTTGTCGCACATGAGAAAGTAGAAACAGCCTCGTCACTTATTCAGCAGGGCTTTGACCCCGCTATCGTTGAGAGCTTGCCCGAATATAACCAAGGCCAAGAGTCATACTCTAGGACGATGGACTATGCAGACGATTACGGAAGTGTTGATTCAAGTACAAAGCTGATTCAAGTCTATGAGTGCTATACAGACATAGATTATGATGGGGATGGCATAGCGGAAAGGCGTAAAGTTGTCATAGGCGGGGATAATACTCTATTAAGTAATGAAGAATGGGACCGCGTCCCACTTGTAGGCGGTGTTGGCACGATCATGCCGCACGCTTATCAGGGTGTTAGTCTGTTTGATAGACTAAGAGAAATACAAGATGTAAAAACCCCATTGATCCGGGCTATCGTTGATAGTACAAAATTAAGTGCTAATCCGCGGATCGGAGTAGTCACCGGTGAAGCTAACCTCGATGATATATTAACTTCAAGCACTGGCGGTATCGTCAGAGTGACTAACCCCGGGGCAGCGTTCCAGTTTCCTAATCCTGAAGTGGGGCAGTCGAGCTACTCATTACTTGGGCTGATGGACGAGCAGCGCAGGGAGCGTGGCGGTAGTGCGATTAATACCGCAACCTCAGCACAAAGCATTAGCGGTGATACTGCGCACGGCATAGAGCGCGTGATGTCAGCGATGGAGCTAGCTAATTCTTTGGTTGCCCGAACGATTGGGGAAACAGTAGTAAAAGGTATTTTCATTACGTTGCACTCGATTATCAAAGCTAACAGAAAGGACCCAATTAACGCAAGAATAGGCGGCAAATGGGTCAACTCAACACCTTCCGAGTGGAAGACTAGACCCAACGTACGTATACAAATGGGCAGCTCGTATGCACAGAACCAAAGACAAGCCGCGATCATGCGTGAGATTGTTCAGACTCAAGGCATGCTGGCGCAGACGGGTTCGGTATTGTTCTCAGAAGAAAAACTATATGATGCTTTAACTGATGGAGCTAGATTTGCAGGCATTAACTCACCAGAACGGTACTATGTCGATGTGACATCACCAGAAGGACAGCAAGCTAAGCAGCAGCAAGATCAGCAGAAGCAGCAAGAAAAGCAGAAGATGGACGAGGCTCAGCAAACGATGATGCAGGGTCAACAGATGCTTGCTCAGGCTGAGATGCTCAAAGGCCAAGCGGATATGCAGGCGAATCAGGTAAAAGTACAGAATGAGAAGTTGAAGGCAGAAATACAAGGCTTGAAAGAGCTGGCTAACGCAAACCAGAAGTCAGCAGAATTAGAATTCGATTACGCGAAGTTATATCTAGATAACCAACTCAAGAAAGAAGAAAACGA